ATGTGTCAGGTATTTGGTGTATCCAGGAGCGGTTATTACAACTGGGTACAGCATGAACCCTCAGACAGAAAACAAAGTGATGAGCGGCTAAAACTGGAGATTAAGGTGGCACATATCCGCACTCGCGAAACATATGGAACCCGGCGGCTCCAGACGGAGCTGGCAGAGAATGGCATCATCGTTGGTCGTGACCGACTGGCACGTCTTCGTAAGGAGCTAAGGCTACGCTGTAAGCAGAAACGCAAGTTCAGAGCGACTACGAACCCGAACCACAATCTGCCAGTTGCGCCAAATCTGCTGAACCAGACGTTCGCTCCTACAGCACCAAATCAGGTCTGGGTGGCGGACCTGACGTATGTTGCCACACAGGAGGGATGGTTGTACCTCGCTGGCATCAAAGATGTTTATACGTGCGAAATTGTCGGCTACGCCATGGGAGAGCGCATGACAAAAGAGCTGACAGGTAAAGCCCTGTTTATGGCGCTCAGGAGCCAGCGCCCACCTGCCGGGCTAATCCACCACTCTGATCGAGGTTCACAGTACTGCGCATACGATTACCGGGTCATACAGGAGCAGTCTGGTCTGAAAACATCAATGTCGCGTAAAGGTCACTGTTACGACAACGCTCCGATGGAAAGCTTCTGGGGAACGCTGAAAAATGAGAGCCTGAGCCACTATCGTTTTAATAACCGGGATGAAGCCATCTCAGTAATACGGGAATACATTGAGATTTTCTACAATCGTCAGCGTCGTCACTCTCGTCTGGGGAATATCTCCCCGGCAGCCTTCAGGGAAAAATATCATCAGATGGCTGCTTAAAAAAAGAACAAATGGTAGTGTCCGCTATTGCCAGTACACCTCAAACCAATAACGGATTCCATACACAATACGGCCAACAGAGAAAGATACCTGTGCTCACGCCATTGCTTATATTGGCTGGTTACAATGTGCACTATCAATTTTTTAAATAACAAATTCTTAAAACCACATCTGTATAAGGAATTTTTAAGGTTCGTGGGATAGCTTGACTGTAAAAATTACAGGAGCTACAAAAATGAACCGATTCTCAAAAACTCAAATTTATTTACATTGGATAACGCTGCTTTTCGTTGCAATAACCTATGCCGCGATGGAACTCCGTGGCTGGTGGATTTGCCCCTATATTTCCAGACATCTGTTATCACTTAACCCATTACAAGCCCGCTGCCGCAGATATTCCCGTGGCGAGCGATAACCCAGCGCACTATGCGGATGCCATTCGTTATAATGCTCGAACGCCTCTGCAAGGTTCTTTGCTGCCGTTAACCCGTCTGGTTTGGGCATGATACTGATGTAGTCACGCTTTATCGTTTTCACGAAGCTCTCTGCTATTCCGTTACTCTCCGGACTCCGCACCGCCGTGTTCTTCGGTTCAAGTCCCAACATCCGGGCGAACTGGCGTGTTTCATTAGCCCGGTAGCATGAACCATTATCCGTCAGCCACTCCACTGGAGACGACGGAAGATCGTTGCCGAAGCGGCGTTCCACCGCTCCCAGCATGACGTCCTGTACTGTTTCACTGTTGAAGCCGCCGGTAGTCACCGCCCAGTGCAGTGCCTCACGATCACAGCAGTCCAGCGCGAACGTGACACGCAGTCTCTCTCCGTTATCACAGCAGAACTCGACCCCGTCAGAGCACCATCGCTGATTGCTTTCTTTCACGGCCACTCTGCCTGTATGTGCCCGTTTCGATGGCGGTACAGCAGGCTTTCGCTCAAGCAACAGCGCATTCTGGCGCATGATCCGGTAAACACGTTTGGCATTGATCGCAGGCATACCATCAAGTTCTGCCTGTCTGCGAAGCAGCGCCCATACCCGACGATAACCATACGTGGGCAGCTCTCCGATAACATGGTGTATACGGAGAAGCACATCCGTATCATCAGTGTGACGACTGCGGCGGCCATCCATCCAGTCATCGGTTCGTCTGAGAATGACGTGCAACTGCGCACGCGACACCCGGAGACAACGGCTGACTAAGCTTACTCCCCATCCCCGGGCAATAAGGGCGCGTGCGCTATCCACTTTTTTGCCCGTCCATATTCAACGGCTTCTTTGAGGAGTTCATTTTTCATCGTTTTCTTGCCGAGCAGGCGCTGGAGTTCTTTAATCTGCTTCATGGCGGCAGCAAGTTCAGAGGCAGGAACAACCTGTTCTCCGGCGGCCACAGCAGTAAGACTTCCTTCCTGGTATTGCTTACGCCAGAGAAATAACTGGCTGGCTGCTACACCATGTTGCCGGGCAACGAGGGAGACCGTCATCCCCGGTTCAAAGCTCTGCTGAACAATTGCGATCTTTTCCTGTGTGGTACGCCGTCTGCGTTTCTCCGGCCCTAAGACATCAATCATCTGTACTCCAATGACTAGTCTAAAAACTAGTATTAAGACTATCACTTATTTAAGTGATACTGGTTGTCTGGAGATTCAGGGGGCCAGTCTAGCTGGTTTCCTAAAGGTAGTAGTACTTATCTGCTGATGCGAGAAACACATTACAATGCGGGTATATTCGTTTGGGTGTTAATGTTTTCACGCCTGATTATAAAACACCGTTATAGTGATCCTTCTATTGTGCCACCGCCACCTGCCTGGCAAATGAAAGCGGCTTCGCTAATGCACATCATGCTTTATATAACCTTCCTTGCACTTCCTCTGCTGGGGATTGCTTTGATGGCTTACAGTGGAAAATCGTGGAGTTTCCTTGGTTTCAATGTGTCTCCCTTTGTTACCCCAAACAGCGAAATTAAAGCACTGATATAAAATATTCACGAAACCTGGGCAAATATAGGTTACTTTTTAATCGCAGCTCACGCTGGCGCAGCTCTCTTTCATCACTACATTCAGAAAGATAATACTCTGTTACGAATGATGCCTCGCCGCAAATAAGTCGATCCCCTGACAAGGAAATGTGAACCATGGACATCAACGCGTCATAAATGTTTACGCAAGTGCACAATGCACCCTTTCCACTATCAACAAGGAGGAGCAGAAACTGTGTAAATCGTACAATGGTAAGACTTATCAAAAATACAGGTTAATTTTGGTATTTAAACCTTTTTTACTTGTTAGTATGATACAAAGGCTTTCAAAAAAGCTGGGAAATTCAACAACTCTTGGAAATTATGGACTTTGTCCCGCGGCTTTAATCTGACGGCCGCGTTCCTTTTTTGACTCAATTATTGACCCCTTCTCTACGCAACTTCAGTTCCCACCACCAACTTTGCGGCAGTTTCATAGGATGAATGTCTAAAAGAATAATGGTGAGCGATAAGAAAACGACTGAATAACTGCACATTTTCGCTCGAAAGCTTCCTGTCAGATCCATAGCGAATCAAGTGCTGAATGTCACAGTATCGAACAGAAAACAGTGACGATCTAACCCTTCAAGAATATTCTACGATTGTTCTGTTTAGGAAAAGTAAGGCGGGAAGTCGGGAGATAAGTCATTGATAAAGTGGCGGAGAGAGGGGGATTTGCCCCCCCGGTAGAGTTGCCCCTACTCCGGTTTTCGAGACCGATGATACAGAGTCGAAAAATCAAAGAGTTAAAAATTTTTCTTGGAAAAAATGTCTTAAAATCGTACACGAAAAATCAATGAATTACATAACATTAAAGAAGAATATTCCAAGCCTTCTTGAGTCCACCACCTGTTTTCAGGTGTCATTCAGACGTGATTTGCCCCAGATTGGGAAAGCACGCTTTTTTCTCAGCTTATTGAAGTGGCACACTGAATTTGGCCACCTGAACAGAGGTGATATGCTCACCTCAGAACAACACAGGTGCTCCAATGAAAAAAAGAAATTTTAGCGCAGAGTTTAAACGCGAATCCGCTCAACTGGTTGTTGACCAGAAATACACGGTGGCAGATGCCGCCAAAGCTATGGATGTTGGCCTTTCCACAATGACAAGATGGGTCAAACAACTGCGTGATGAGCGTCAGGGCAAAACACCAAAAGCCTCTCCGATAACACCAGAACAAATCGAAATACGTAAGCTGAGGAAAAAGCTACAACGCATTGAAATGGAGAATGAAATATTAAAAAAGGCTACCGCGCTCTTGATGTCAGACTCCCTGAACAGTTCTCGATAATCGGGAAACTCAGAGCGCATTATCCTGTGGTCACACTCTGCCAAGTGTTCGGGGTTCATCGCAGCAGCTACAGATACTGGAAAAACCGTCCTGAAAAACCAGACGGCAGACGGGCTGTATTACGCAGTCAGGTACTTGAGCTACATGGCATCAGCCATGGTTCGGCCGGAGCAAGAAGCATCGCCACAATGGCAACCCGGAGAGGCTACCAGATGGGACGCTGGCTTGCTGGCAGGCTCATGAAAGAGCTGGGGCTGGTCAGCTGTCAGCAGCCGACTCACCGGTATAAACGTGGTGGTCATGAACATGTTGCTATCCCTAACTACCTTGAAAGGCAGTTCGCCGTGACCGAGCCAAATCAGGTGTGGTGCGGTGATGTGACCTGTATCTGGACGGGTAAGCGCTGGGCGTACCTCACCGTTGTTCTCGACCTGTTCGCAAGAAAACCAGTGGGCTGGGCCATGTCGTTCTCGCCGGACAGCAGGCTCACCATGAAAGCGCTGGAAATGGCATGGGAAACCCGTGGTAAGCCCGGCGGGGTGATGTTCCACAGCGATCAGGGCAGTCATTATACGAGCAGGCAGTTCCGGCAGTTATTGTGGCGATACCAGATCAGACAGAGTATGAGCCGGCGCGGAAACTGCTGGGATAACAGCCCAATGGAACGCTTCTTCAGGAGTCTGAAGAACGAATGGATGCCGGTGGTGGGTTACGTAAGCTTCAGCGAGGCAGCTCACGCCATAACGGACTATATCGTTGGATATTACAGCGCACTAAGACCGCACGAATATAACGGTGGGTTACCCCCAAACGAATCGGAAAATCGATACTGGAAAAACTCTAACTCGGTGGCCAGTTTTTGTTGACCACTTCATATTCCGTTTTGCCTGTGTGTTGAATAATTCCACTGCAGTTATATAAAATCGGTAACGGCTGGAAATCATTCAATACTCGCACTATCGAAAGTTCACCAGCCAACCGCAGCACGTCCTGCATACGTCGTGTCTGCGGTTTTTCTTTTTCGCTTACATTGTGTCTGGTTCTTCCGGCCACTCAATATCAGGTGCAGTTGATGTATCAACACGGTTCAGCAACACCCGATACTTCTTCCAGGCTTCCAGCAACGAGTTTTCTTCCTCCGTTGCGATCTCCAGATCTACAGCATCCTGAAGTGGCGCAATATGCTCACTGAATTCCTGGATGTAGAACTGTGTGGTGACGGTCTTCCAGCCATTCGGCTCCTGCTGTATCGAAGCATACCAGGCTATTTCAATATCGCTATGCTGCGGCAGCATTTAACCCCTTGTAATTCATCGCCATAATTGATTTAATTCACAAATAAAACTATAACATGGTGAAATTAATGAAAAAAAACACAGATGATGGGGCTAAAATTTACACACCACTTACCCTAAAGCTTTATGACTGGTGGGTTTTGGGAGTATCAAATCGGCTTGCATGGGGATGTCCTACAAAGGAACACCTTCTTCCACACTTTCTGGAACATTTAGGTAACAACCATCTGGATATTGGTGTTGGAACTGGGTTTTACCTTACTCACGTACCTGAGAGTAGTCTGATATCTTTAATGGATTTGAACGAAGCTAGCCTGAACGCGGCATCTACAAGGGCTGGGGAATCAAAAATTAAACATAAAATTAGCCATGATGTTTTTGAACCTTATCCCGCGGCGTTACATGGTCAATTTGATTCCATTTCCATGTTTTACCTTCTTCACTGCCTGCCTGGAAATATATCTACAAAAAGCTGTGTAATACGCAATGCGGCGCAGGCCTTAACTGATGATGGAACTCTATACGGAGCCACAATTCTTGGCGATGGAGTTGTGCACAATAGCTTCGGTCAAAAACTGATGCGCATTTACAATCAGAAAGGCATCTTTTCAAACACAAAAGATTCCGAAGAAGGCTTAACACATATACTCTCAGAGCATTTCGAGAATGTTAAAACCAAGGTTCAAGGTACTGTAGTAATGTTTTCCGCTTCAGGGAAAAAATAGCATCCAACCGCAGCACGTTCTTGCTTAAGACGTGCTACGGTTTCCTTTACGATTTGGGGTTGCGACTTTACCTCTATTGATAATGCATTCCGGCAGAACGTTCAAATATGAACGTACGATATTTAACTAACCGAAAAACAAAATATAGCACAGGCGAGACATTTACCATCTAAGAAAATAGTATCGTTTTTTTACAGTTAAATCAACATCACTTCCTTAAAATCAAAACAATAAATTTCAATCCTGAAACATTTTATTTTAGCTTATTATTTCCCAGTATCACATTTTATCAGGATATCCTTCTGCGAGGTTATTATGCTTCCTGTAAATAATCCCCCCCTATCCACTGGAAACGTCTCTTTTTACAGAACTACATCAATCGACAATGTTCACAATAATTATCTCTCCGAATGGGTTGAATGGACTAAAAACAGCATTTCCGGAGAAAACAGGGAAACTGCTTTTACCCGGCTCCAATTATGTCTGGAGAACAGTGAAACATCGTTGGACTTATCTTGTTTAGGTCTCAGATCTCTACCACGATTGCCTGACAATCTTAATGAAATTAATGTAAGCAATAACCAACTATCAATGCTCCCCGAGCTACCAAGGGCATTGAAAGAGCTGAATGCAAGCAGTAATCAATTATCTGCACTTCCTGAATTACCAGTGTCGCTGGAATATATAAATGTGAGTGATAACCATTTGTTCGCACTTCCTGAATTACCTGCGTCACTAGAATATATTAATGTAAGTGACAATCACCTGTCTGTACTTCCGAGGTTACCAATGTCATTGGAATTACTTGATGCAGCCAGAAATGCTTTGGAAGTAATACCAGATTTTCCAGAAAGAGATGATCATATTATAAGAATATTCTGGCTTAATCAGAACCGGATCACGGCAATTCCGGAAAGCATACTTGGCCTCAGTTCTGATAGCGTTGTCAATCTTAGAGAAAATCAACTATCTCCCAGAATAATGCAAACTTTGTTACAACAAACCGCCCAACCGGACTACCACGGCCCACGGATTTACTTCTCCATGAGTGACGGACAACAGAATACACTCCATCGCCCCCTGGCTGATGCCGTGACAGCATGGTTCCCGGAAAACAAACAATCTGATGTATCACAGATATGGCATGCTTTTGAACATGAAGAGCACGCCAACACCTTTTCCGCGTTCCTTGACCGCCTTTCCGATACCGTCTCTGCACGCAATACCTCCGGATTCCGTGAACAGGTCGCTGCATGGCTGGAAAAACTCAGTGCCTCTGCGGAGCTTCGACAGCAGTCTTTCGCTGTTGCTGCTGATGCCACTGAGAGCTGTGAGGACCGTGTCGCGCTCACATGGAACAATCTCCGGAAAACCCTCCTGGTCCATCAGGCATCAGAAGGCCTTTTCGATAATGATACCGGCGCTCTGCTCTCCCTGGGCAGGGAAATGTTCCGCCTCGAAATTCTGGAGGACATTGCCCGGGATAAAGTCAGAACTCTCCATTTTGTGGATGAGATAGAAGTCTACCTGGCCTTCCAGACCATGCTCGCAGAGAAACTTCAGCTCTCTACTGCCGTGAAGGAAATGCGTTTCTATGGCGTGTCGGGAGTGACAGCAAATGACCTCCGCACTGCCGAAGCCATGGTCAGAAGCCGTGAAGAGAATGAATTTACGGACTGGTTCTCCCTCTGGGGACCATGGCATGCTGTACTGAAGCGTACGGAAGCTGACCGCTGGGCACTGGCAGAAGAGCAGAAATATGAGATGCTGGAGAATGAGTACCCTCAGAGGGTGGCTGACCGGCTGAAAGCATCAGGTCTGAGCGGTGATGCGGATGCGGAGAGGGAAGCCGGTGCACAGGTGATGCGTGAGACTGAACAGCAGATTTACCGTCAGCTGACTGACGAGGTACTGGCCCTGCGATTGCCTGAAAACGGCTCACAACTGCACCATTCATAATCACATCGCATAAACCACAGACCGGACTGACTCCGGAAAAACAGAGGCCCGCCCCCGGGCCTCCCCGGATTCATCCGTTTCCCTGTTCAGCCTGACAGCACGCCCCCGCGGCCGGATGACAGACTCCGCTTCGGTAAGCAAAGCGGTCTTCTGTGATTCCGCCAGTTGCGGCTTATTCATTACTCAACGTCAAACGCCCGAATTGAAGCCAAATCATCCAGACCGCTCAGCTCCTCTTTCATTTCACGCTGACGGCGATAAATCTCATCGTTGCGATCGACCTGCGCCTGCACCATTGCTGCCGCCAGTTCTTCCAGTTCCGGCATCGACAGTTTCACCTGCTGATTATCGGCATCGCTCCACGCCATATGTGTTTGTGCTGTGACAGATTTTGCCAGCATGACTACCGGGGACAGGCGGCCCAGTGAGTCGGGACCAGCATTCCAGATACGACCGTTCCATTCAAACGTGAACGGCTTCGCCTCCTGTTCTGCGCGCCATGCTTCAATTTCCTGACGTCTGGCCTCTCTGGCCGCTTCCAGCATTTCTGGTGTCACAGTGAATGGGGCTATCTCACCCCATTTGCCGCTTTGCAGTTCCTGCCAGATTTGCTGACCCGTCGGAGCGACATCATCAGCGGTGGCTGTGTAGGGGACTGCCTGGTCCCTGTCGTCAAAAAAAACGTCACAGTCTACTGCGCCACTTTCGGTATAACGGGGATTAATGATTTTTTTAATTTCCACGGTGCATTCCTCACGATGTGCGAATAAAAAGCCCGGGCATTGCGCCAGAGACATGTGCATCCGGCACCCCGGACAGGGCGCAATATGACCCCGGTAATGAATGCTCTGAACATCCCGTAATGAAAAATTGTGGGGATGCTATATACGTTCCGGTGGGAGTACTGGGCACTGAAATCCCCACCGGTCCCAGTCGTGAGCCTCTGTATGACTGCCCCCTGACAAGTCTGATGACTTTATCACCGTCAGCTTCTCCCTGGTACGCAGCAATAATCAGCCCGCCAATGTCAGGGTCTCCCCATCTGTTGCGGACAGAGCTCGCCACGATTCTGTAAATAATATCTTCTGTGGTTATATTTATTTTCACCCAGCCAGTCAGTCTGGATATGGGCCAGTAGCAGTAGCGGGTGTGATAAATGGGGCCGTTAATGCCGTAAAAAGTAAGGGATTTGGCTCTGTACCGCGGTTCTGTTGTCTCAGGGCGTGCATCAGTCCACCGGATGCTGAGCACCCCTTCAAACCGTGTGTCGGGTATGATGATGTCGTAAGGGCCAGCAACGGAATATTCACCTGGCAGCGCATTCCTTACCCAGGCCAGGAAATCACTCTTAGTGTCAAAACGGATAACATCTTCAGGCAGAAAAGCACACCCAAAGCCGAATGCGCCGGGTATCGCCAGACGGCCTTTTGTCCGGTCGTAAATGTCGCTCTGTGCTTCCATCGTGGCCGCACTTTTCAGCCCCAGATTATCCCGGGACTTCTGTTGTGCCTTTTCGCCTGCTGCTGCGATTTCTGACAGATGGTTAGCCATTTTCAGAGTGCCGGTCAGCGCAGCATCAATGTCATTTTTGGCCTGTTCTGCTGCGCGGGCATAACCTGCGGCTGCCGCCACATCCTGCGCCGTCTGCTGTGCGTTTCCGGCTGCGGCCCCGGCGCTCTGCTGCGCCTGCGCCACCATTTCCTCAAAGCGTTTGACGACATCCGGCTTCAGGTCGCCTTCATCGGGGGCAGTCAGAAAGTCATTCAGCGTGCCGGGCTTTGAGTCGTCGTATACAGCAATGTCGCCAACACAGTACTCGTCGCGCCAGTCCCGTTTCAGATACACGCAATATTTTCCGACCTGTGCCTCAAACGAATATTCACCGTTATTTCCGGTCACTACATCAGCCCTGGTACGCATCACCACTTCTGAGGTGTTTACACGGGATTTCAGAATAATCTGGCATCCGGACATGGGGATGCCTGCGCCATCAGTCAGCGCACCTGATATCACTACAGACATAGTTTTTCTCGCGATAAATTAAATCAGGAAGAAATTTCCGGAGAGGCGGGCCATTCAATGGCGTTGTATGAGGTTTTATCAGTGATGACACTGAAATCCATCGCCTGCAGCGATTTCGCGTAAATGCGGTACGCTTTCAGTTTTTCCCGGTCTTCGTCGCTGATTAGCCCCAGCAGCAGGTCTTCTTCCCATTCCCCTGTCCGGGCACTGACCTGAGCCAGAAGGGCATCACGCTCATCTTCCGCTTTGAGTCTGTAGTCAAAGACAAATTCATCATTGCGGTAAAACCAGTAACCCGGCGCGGTAATGCGGCGGTTGGCGGTAATATCAGGAACTTCAATAACACTGGCGTTACGGGGTTCAATGCCTGTCACATCCTTACCGACCCACACCACGCGCCCGTCTCCGGTGTAAACCATTTTTATGGTGTCACTGGCAAAGTTCTTCTGTTCTTCATACCAGTTTTTGCCGTCTTCCGAAAAAAGCCAGGTGACATCATACTGTTTTGTCAGCTGATATTGTTCCGCGGTTTTCGGATTACCTGCCGTAATATTTTTTAAATGCAACATTGTTAAATACTCGCTACGTTATACCAGGTGCCATTAATCAGTTTTTGCAGCGGTCGGTAATACACACCGTTGACGTTATCCGCTGAGTTACGGCCGGTATCCGATATCGATATCCCTGACAACCCGTGTCCCGAAGGTGAGCGAAACGTCCATGAAACGGTGTTGCTGCCAGGGTTGTAATACATTTCATAACCATACCGCACATCCTGTACCCCCTCAGTTCGATGTTGGTGATGCTGCCAACTTACTGATTTAGTGTATGATGGTGTTTTTGAGGTGCTCCAGTGGCTTCTGTTTCTATCAGCTGTCCCTCCTGTTCAGCTACTGACGGGGTGGTGCGTAACGGCAAAAGCACTGCCGGACATCAGCGCTATCTCTGCTCTCACTGCCGTAAAACATGGCAACTGCAGTTCACTTACACCGCTTCTCAACCCGGTACGCACCAGAAAATTATTGATATGGCCATGAATGGCGTTGGATGCCGGGCAACTGCACGCATTATGGGCGTTAGCCTCAACACGATTTTACGTCACTTAAAAAACTCAGGCCGCAGTCGGTAACCTCGCGCATACAGCCGGGCAGTGACGTCATCGTCTGCGCGGAAATGGACGAACAGTGGGGATACGTCGGGGCTAAATCGCGCCAGCGCTGGCTGTTTTACGCGTATGACAGGCCCCGGAAGACGGTTGTTGCGCACGTATTCGGTGAACGCACTATGGCGACGCTGGGGCGTCTTATGAGCTTGCTGTCACCCTTTGACGTGGTGATATGGATGACGGATGGCTGGCCACTGTATGAATCCCGCCTGAAGGGAAAGCTGCACGTAATCAGCAAGCGATATACGCAGCGAATTGAGCGGCATAACCTGAATCTGAGGCAGCACCTGGCACGGCTGGGACGGAAGTCGCTGTCGTTCTCAAAATCGGTGGAGCTGCATGACAAAGTCATCGGGCATTATCTGAACATAAAACACTATCAATAAGTTGGAGTCATTACCTTCGATGTTTATAGCGGGCATCGAAGTTTCCGTAATTTAACGGAATTACCTGTCCGTTTACAGCGAATGTGATACTACCATCGGTATTTCTCTGGCTGTAGAAATGCCAGCCGGAATCATCACCAAGCTCTGCAACAACAGGCCTGGATGGATTACCCCACAAATAAAACGCTGCATTTTTCGTGGAGTTGTTGGCGCTGGATAACGTGAATTTTTTAGCATTTCCGGCCTGAATATTTTTTAACGCTATCGCCACACCATTCTGGAAACGAAATACATGCTGTCCATTCGCATAAACATCCAGAATGCCGTCGCCGTTTTGTTTTATACCTGTATCGTTATCCCCGAAAGCAATTGAATTCCCCCCCCCCAGGGCGTTCTGAACGCCGATACCCAGCGCACCATTGACCTGCGAACCACCGCCAACAGACACTTTATGCGACATGGATATTTCACCCGTCCGCAGATTAATGGTGAACGGGCGCAGGGGACCAATATCGCCATTTTCCCCCTGACCTTCACTGGTGGGAATAAGGTGCAGGCACTCTTCCGAACGACGAAAAATCAGGCCAAAAGCTTCGTTGAAAATCCTCAGCGCATTAACACCACGGATTTTCAGCTCTCCGGTCATGGTGTCGCCATCACGCTGAACGGCATTTTTTGCCTTATCCACCGTGGGTTTTAATCCGAGGTTTTCAACAGCCTCATCCCTGTCTTCCACATCCGAAAGGTTATTTTTTATCAGCAATGCCTCTTCGTTAATTGCACCGCCCACCAGCAATAATATAGCCTTATATAGCTGGTCGTGTTCTTCTTTATTCAGTTCTATCCCGGCCTTCTCAATGACACCACAGATTTCCTCCTGAATGGCATTCCACATGGCACTGTTCAGCCAGGTAGCAAGACGTCCTGTGCGAAGATTTCCGTCAGTAAATCCGTTCTTACCCGGACCAAACTTATCTTTTACCGCAGTCAGCGTATCAATCCTGTGCATCTTCATCCTCATCTGGATAGGAAAATAAAACGACGGTGTGTGACGGACATAATTTATTAATCACGCACTCCGCAACCGTATCCCCCCACGTCCGGATCGGTGTGTTGCAGGCGTCCGTGCATGTCTGCCACTGAGCACCGGCATCCACCGGCAACGTCACACGCCAGAAATAACGCCAGCGATCTCCCCATTCCGGATCGGGGCTTGCATCCAGGTGCTGGAACTGTTCGATCGTTACGCCGGTATATCCCAGCGCCTCAAGCTAATCCAGGAAGAACTGCTCATTTATGCCACCAGCCACATTGGCTTTTGCTTCAAGACGTTGCTGACGCTGGCGTAATGTCTGGGTTCCGACAGGGGAACAGGAATCAGGTAAACCATACAATTCTTCATAACGTTCAATCAGCTCTGTGGACTGACCGGGATCGATTTCAATCACCAGTTCATCAGCCCGCTGGTGAACACGCACAAGCGATGGTGCCAGACCGTCAAGTACACCGTCGGTATCTGACCATGCAGGCCCCGGCGGCATCAGTCCGTACAGCAGCTTTGTATAATCATCCTGTAACGAATCCATTATTTACTCCTTGCCGGGTCATAAGCCTGCCAGGTGATCTCGCCGAGCACCGGAAGCTCGGTCTCCCCCAGGTCAATATCCGATGAAGGGACGATTAACCGGTGGGCCACTTCACCAGCAGACAAACTGATGGCCTCACTGATTCTGGACAGATACATACGCCCCTCTGGCACACTGAGGTAGCCTGAGTTTAACGGACACTCCTTCCTGAAATAGAATGGCATCAGAAGGAGCTAATAATGAGCAGAAAAAACCAACGTTACTCTAAAGAGTTCAAAGCCGAAGCTGTCAGAACGGTTCTTGAAAATCAACTTTCGATCAGTGAAGGCGCTTCCCGATTATCCCTTCCTGAAGGCACTTTAGGACAATGGGTTACCGCCGCCAGAAAAGGGCTCGGTACTCCTGGTTCCCGCACGGTGGCTGAACTGGAATCTGAAATTCTGCAACTGCGTAAGGCGTTAAATGAAGCTCGCCTTGAGCGAGATATATTAAAAAAAGCAACAGCGTATTTTGCACAGGAGTCGCTGAAAAATACGCGTTAATCGAACAATGGCGACAACAATTTCCCATTGAAGCGATGTGTCAGGTATTTGGTGTATCCAGGAGCGGTTATTACAACTGGGTACAGCATGAACCCTCAGACAGAAAACAAAGTGATGAGCGGCTAAAACTGGAGATTAAGGTGGCACATATCCGCACTCGCGAAACATATGGAACCCGGCGGCTCCAGACGGAGCTGGCAGAGAATGGCATCATCGTTGGTCGTGACCGACTGGCACGTCTTCGTAAGGAGCTAAGGCTACGCTGTAAGCAGAAACGCAAGTTCAGAGCGACTACGAACCCGAACCACAATCTGCCAGTTGCGCCAAATCTGCTGAACCAGACGTTCGCTCCTACAGCACCAAATCAGGTCTGGGTGGCGGACCTGACGTATGTTGCCACACAGGAGGGATGGTTGTACCTCGCTGGCATCAAAGATGTTTATACGTGCGAAATTGTCGGCTACGCCATGGGAGAGCGCATGACAAAAGAGCTGACAGGTAAAGCCCTGTTTATGGCGCTCAGGAGCCAGCGCCCACCTGCCGGGCTAATCCACCACTCTGATCGAGGTTCACAGTACTGCGCATACGATTACCGGGTCATACAGGAGCAGTCTGGTCTGAAAACATCAATGTCGCGTAAAGGTCACTGTTACGACAACGCTCCGATGGAAAGCTTCTGGGGAACGCTGAAAAATGAGAGCCTGAGCCACTATCGTTTTAATAACCGGGATGAAGCCATCTCAGTAATACGGGAATACATTGAGATTTTCTACAATCGTCAGCGTCGTCACTCTCGTCTGGGGAATATCTCCCCGGCAGCCTTCAGGGAAAAATATCATCAGATGGCTGCTTAAAAAAAGAACAAATGGTAGTGTCCGCTATTGCCAGTACACCTCACTGAGCCGGAGATTCCGGATCAACGGCAATGCTGACCACCGTCTCTTCCTGTGGTGGATTCTGTTGCTGGTGGGCGTGAGGCAGCAGCGCAAGATTTTTTGTGCGCTGCTTCAGTATGCTGGTAGCGGTCTGCTCTCCCGGCACGATGTCGCTTTCACGGTACATTGAGCGGATTTTTTCCGCACGCAACCCCAGCGAACGACGTAATACCGCTTCCGGTAGCGCGTCCGCCACCTGATTGCGGACCGCCTACCAGGATAATTCAGCCAGAGATAATTCACGCTCCTGCGTACCGCTTATTGCGTGACCGATGACGTCAATCATCCATGCTGACAGGTTTTGATGAGCAAGTTGCTCGAGTGATTCGGATGTCTGGTCACGCAACTGGTTGTCGCAGTGCCAGCACAACACCATTGCGCCGGTACCATAACGGTGAATGACGGTTTCGCTGTGATGATAATCGCCGTGTGGCCACTGGCAGGATTTAATATGGCGCAACAGCCAGTCAGACAATGCACCAGCACCACCAGCAGCACGAATCACCCGTGCGTTACTGAAAAACGGCAGCAATGTTTTGTCTTCCACTAGCGGCTGGCGAACGGCAGGAACGACCCCGGACGGCAGATTACGCATGCTTTTCGGTTCCGGCTCCACCAGTACCCGGGTATTGTGGAATACCGGCATGGATTCACGGCCTGGCTTAAGGACCACCAGCCCGAGTTCCGGAACCAGAACAGGTCGAAGTAATACCCGCACATTACCTCCAGATCCGTTGCTGGAATGTGCAGGACGGACGCGGTGGCCGTTCGGAATAAGGGAGCCTGACGAAGATTATCCAGTGACGATAATCGAGACTGAGGGCTTTCTTAATCTCGTATCCGTGTCTGCGGTAGCGCTGAATCAGCCATTCAGCCTGTTCTTCGGTGCAGGGGTCGTGCTGATACCAGTCAGATTTGAATGCATGAGAACGCCGCCCGTGCCTGCTGGCAGGGGCGGCAGAGTTATCCGAATTGTAAAATTTGGTATCGTGCGCCATCTGTTTTCTCTGCTGGCGCAGCAGGTGCCAGTTGTTCAGGCTGACGGATGGATTGTAAACCAGAACGACCAGAAAAAACAAAACCCGCCGAAGCGGGTTAAGTGCGGGTGCGTTGAGGATGCCTGACACATCAGCGGTGGCGAGGGATTTCTCCCCCGCCGGGTCTCTTACTCCTCAGGTTCGTAAGCTGTGAAGACAGCGACCTCCGTCTGGCCGGTTCGGATTCGTACCTCGCAGAGGTCTTTCCTCGTTACCAGTGCCGTCACTATGACGGTTAAACAGATGACGATAAGGGCGATTAACATCGCCTTTTGCTGCTTCATAGCCTGCTTCTCCTTGCCTTTCGGCACGTAAGAGGCTAACCTACATGTGTTCAGCATGGATTGAGCCTCAGATTAATGTTAAGCGTCTTGCAGGACGCGTAATGTTAACTGGGGCTTTTCTCTATCTGCCTTTTGGTGTTCATGCCTGAGACGGATAGCCTCAAGCACCCGCAGTCATTCTACTTAACTAAGATTTCCCTGCAAACCGTTTTTGTCCGGCACAGTAAATATCCAACTAAACCAATAGCGTTCGCTGTATTTACCGCCAGTATTCAATGCACATGACCGCCATGAACACCCCTAAAAAAAGGGCATTTATATGTCCAAACATTAATATCAAAACATCAATTTTTTCCATATACCTTGCTGTGAAGATGATGGGCATACATGATGCGAACAACCAGAACGCAACAAACAAAAACTGCAATGCGTTTTTCATTATTCCCCCTACAATCAATGTGCAATAACATTTAAACACACCTCAATTTGGCCGGACATATAAATATCTAAACCAGAAAAAATCACTTACATAGCGTTACAAACTCTTTAGTCTAAATACTCATCGTAAAACATTCCCCATACTTATCAGTCCGTTCCGCGCCAGGTAGCTTATTGCCTTATCTGGCAACCTATAATCAGGTTTCCGCTTTTTCAGTTGGCTGGTCGTTTAACCGACATAGTTAACCCATTAATCTGGTTGCCGGATGCTGGTGGATTTTCGCGTTTTAGTTGTTCATAAAAGTGCACAGCTTTAACCAGTTCTTCTGATGTAACCGGGACTGGTGGGGCAGTGAATAAGGCCTGAATTTCATAGTTCGGCCTGTCGTTACAATCCTCTTTTTTCGGTACATATTTCCAGTCACCAACCCACAACTCCCCCTGAGAGTCCATAACACCTTTTTTCACGTAGCGATATCGCCACGCTATCGGCTCTGCTTCCAGCGATGCCCGTGCAATTTTGAATAACTCGCCCTCTACTCGCGCCATCCCTGAATTGGGGTGGCATTTCGTAATCGCTATTTTTAATTTGGCTTCTTCGATTAATTGTTCTTTTGTTAATTCAGTCATTTTCATTACCGCCCTTTCAGTAAGCGTACAGCCTGAACCGTCTGGTCAGAATCTGACGAATTAGACAAAGTGGTGTCCACCAAATAAGTAGTGGGAACCAAAGTGTCAGATATGCAGAAAAATGTGAATCCCGGCAGGCGAAAAGGCTGCCCTAATTATCCTCCCGAATTTAAACAGCAGCTCGTTGCTGCCTCCTGTGAACCCGGGATATCCATCTCAAAACTTGCTCTTGAAAATGGCATTAACGCCAATCTGTTGTTCAAATGGCGACAACAATGGCGCGAGGGAAAGCTGCTATTACCTTCTTCAGAGAGCCCCCAGCTACTTCCTGTGACTCTCGATGCAGCTGCCGAACAGCCAGAATCGCTCGCAGAGGATCCGGAAACCCTCAGTATCAGCTGTGAGGTAACGTTCCGGCACGGGACGCTCCGCTTCAATGGCAATGTCAGCGAAAAGCTCCTGACTCTGCTGATACAGGAACTGAAGCGATGATCCCGTTACCTTCCGGGACCAAAATTTGGCTGGTTGCCGGTATCACCGATATGAGAAATGGCTTCAACGGCCTGGCGGCAAAGGTGCAGACGACGCTGAAAGACGATCCGATGTCAGGTCACGTTTTTATCTTCCGTGGGCGTAATGGCAGTCAGGTAAAGCTCCTCTGGTCTACCGGCGATGGACTGTGTCTGCTGACCAAACGGCTGGAGCGCGGCCGCTTCGCCTGGCCGTCAGCCCGGGATGGCAAAGTGTTCCTCACACCGGCACAGCTGGCGATGCTCCTTGAAGGTATCGACTGGCGGCAGCCTAAAAGACTGCTTACGTCCCTGACTATGTTGTAAGCCTCTTTATCCTGGTCGACGCTGAATGAGCCTGGTAATATACCCGGTATGAGCAGCTCACTTCCTGACGATATCAATGCACTGAAACGTCTCCTTGCCGAACAGGAGGCGCTGAACCGTGCCCTGCTGGAAAAGCTGAACGAGCGTGAACGCGAAATAGACCATCTGCAGGCACAGCTGGATAAGCTGCGCCGGATGAACTTCGGCAGCCGCTCCGAAAAAGTCTCCCGTCGTATCGCACAGATGGAAGCTGACCTGAAGGCACTTCAGAAAGAAAGTGATACCCTTACCGGTCGGGTTGACGACCCGGCCGTGCAGCGCCCGCTGCGTCAAACCCGCACCCGCAAACCGTTCCCCGAATCACTCCCCCGCGATGAAAAACGGCTGCTGCCGGCAGCGTCATGCTGCCCGGAATGTGGAGGCTCACTGAGCTATCCGGGTGAGGATGCCGCCGAACAGCTGGAGTTGATGCGCAGCGTCTTCCGGGTTATCCGGACTGTACGTGAAAAGCATGCCTGTACTCAGTGCGATGCCATCGTGCAGGCCCCCGCGCCTTCACGGCCCATCGAGCGGGGTATCGCAGGACCGGGGCTGCTGGCCCGCGTGCTGATCTCAAAGTATGCAGAGCACACCCCGCTGTACCGCCAGTCTGAAATGTACGGCCGCCAGGGCGTGGAGCTGAGTCGTTCACTGCTGTCGGGCTGGGTGGATGCATGCTGCCGGCTACTGTCACCGCTGGAAGAAGCGCTTCAGGACTATGTGCTGACTGACGGTAAGCTCCATGCTGATGACACGCCTGTCCCGGTGCTGTTGCCAGGCAATAAGAAAACGAAGACCGGGCGGTTATGGACCTACGTTCGTGACGACCGTAACGCCGGGTCAACGCTGGCGCCGGCGGTGTGGTTCGCTTACAGCCCGGACAGAAAAGGCATCCATCCGCAGACCCATCTTGCGGGGTTCAGTGGTGTACTGCAGGCGGATGCATACGCCGGGTTCAACGAGCTGTACCGGGATGGCCGGATAACGGAAGCCGCCTGTTGGGCTCACGCCCGCCGTAAAATCCACGATGTGCACGTTCGCACCCCGTCAGCCCTGACGGAGGAAGCGCTGAAACGGATCGGCGAACTGTACGCCATCGAGGCAGAGATAAGGGGAATGACGGCGGAGCAGCGCCTTGCCGAACGTCAGTTGAAAACGAAACCGCTGCTGAAATCCCTGGAAAGCTGGCTGCGTGAAAAGATGAAAACCCTGTCGCGACACTCAGAACTGGCGAAAGCGTTCGCATACGCCCTGAACCAGTGGCCGGCGCTGACGTACTATGCAGATGATGGCTGGGCTGAGGCGGACAATAACATCGCTGAAAATGCGTTGCGGATGGTCAGTCTGGGCCGCAAAAACTACCTGTTCTTCGGTTCGGATCATGGAGGAGAGCGGGGAGCGCTGCTGTACAGCCTGATCGGGACGTGCAAACTGAACGGAGTGGAGCCAGAAAGCTACCTCCGCTATGTCCTTGACGTCATAGCCGACTGGCCGATAAACCGGGTCGGCGAACTGCTCCCCTGGCGCGTAGCACTGCCGACTGAATAACACATCCCCGTCAATACGGTTCTTGCTGCACGCTTACTGCTAAATTTAATTATTCAGTTTTTATTCCTGCTCTCAAAACAGCCTCTGCCATTCTGATATCCGGATTTTCTGAAATCATCTTTTCCGGCGAGTCGCAATCACCACCACATTCAGTTATGCGTTCATGACCAAAACGAATTGTGGTTTTGTGCGCATTAATCATTTGTGTAAGCGCATCTGTCAATTCTGCAATGCGTTTGTCTTTAACTTCCAGCTCTTTCAGTAAAGCCAGTACGTCAGGATCGCTAACATCAACGACGGTTACGCGCGATTTCAGGTAATGCTCATCCGCAAAAGTTCGACCAGTTTTAAAATATCCATCATCCCCCTCACCTGTGCAGGCATACACAATATGCGTTCTGGAAAATATGCGCTGTATCGACATTTCATCGCCACAAACAGGACATTCCGGCACCTGAATTGGTGAATAACGTTCACGTAATGCCTGGTAATTAGTCTTGCACACTGGCTGTCTCCTGAAAAATCACCGCATGCCCCAGTTTCTCCGCCAGCGCCAGTTCTGCCTTAGCGCCTGCTGACCGCTGCCAGCCTTTCAGCATGTAAATCGCATCCACACAACGAATCATCGCCATGCAGATATCCATGTACTGCGGCTGTGTCAGCCCGTCCGGAAGTACTGCCGGGTTTAAGACGGTATGCCCTTCCCGTTTCAGTTCCTCTTCCGCATTGTGAAACGCCTCACGGTTGAAATTTTTATACCCGGTCATTGGACCGGCGATATAGACTCTCACCCTCACGCCATCACCTCCTGAAAATTACCCTGATAAAACGACAATATGCGCTGCATAACTTCGCTCTTCCGGCACTCGCGACAGATTATGTTTAGGCGACTGTCGTAGCGACGTATTTCTCCGTCAGGTAATGACCAGATAAGGTCCGGATCAACCGCAGATGGTTTCTTCAGCTTTGCCCTTGAGAGCTTTTTACGGGCATTTTGCCAGTCCTTACGCGCCTGTTCAGACGGGAATAACCCGTAACCAGAGTTGTATACATCGCCACTGGCAACCAGCTCTCTGGCCAGAACGCTCATCAGATATCTTGTTGCCCCAGTTTTAGCTTCCAGTTGTCGTAACGTCTCGCGCCCACTCTGGCGTACGAGTTCAAGAACCTGCCCTTTAATTTTTTCCCGCTCTTCTTGTGTAAAAACTTTTGCCACAAGCCCTCCTGAAAATTACCTCATGACCAGAAATTAACACTTACCCCCTGAAGCCCGGCGGAATTTCGTTATCCGGTTCAGAAATATGATTCACACAACGCTGGTTGTTCGTGCCGCTTACCGGGAGCAACCAGGGGTTCTCAAAATTCCGGTCCGGTCCAAAAAACGTCGTCGCTCGCTGAACAAATTCCGTTCCCGTTTTCCCGGTAGCCGCCAGGTATCTTGCGTAACGCCTCACGCCATCCAGCATGGCCTCTGGTGGCACCCCCTCGCGTAATCTGGCCTTCCAGGCACTGAAAGCGGATTTCTTCGGGTTTGCCCCGGCACGCAACGGGTACTCCCGCCAGACCTGTTCGAACACATCCGGATAATCCACTCGTCCCACAGACTGCCCGGTGTTTTCCGGGACTACCCGATCGGCTTCCCGCTGAATGGCGGAATCGGCTTCAGGCTGCTGCAGTTGGTGTGATTGCTCCGGACTTGCGGTCATCACCTGCTGCACAGCGCCCGAATCGGCTTTCAGCGCATACGCTGAATCGGCTTCCGGTGTCGTGCCTGCTGGCTGACCAGGATTGACGGTCTGAACATCCCCTGCCTGGTTCGTGGCGTTTTTTACGCCATGGACCATAGTGTTTTGATCTTCTTGATCTGTATCTTTATCTGTATCTTTATCTGTCGTGACTCGTCGTGACATGTGCGTGACATATCGTGACGCGCCGTGACAATCGCCATTTTGTTCCCGCTTTCTTTCCCTCTCTCGCTGCGCCCTCTTGCGCTCTGCAGGAGATTTTGCGGTTTGCGGAATATTGCCGTTGTCCTCTTTCAGCACCTGGCGTTTTTCCCATCCAGTGATTAAATCACCATCAAGTACCCGCCCCTGCATCGTCTGCAAAATTGAATCAATTACCTCTTCTGTCACGTCGAGCGCACTTGCCAAATCTTCTGTCGTGACATCAATGTGACCTCGCGTGACATTTCGTGACGCGCTCACCAGGAGGTGGATATACACTGCCATCACTGTTGCAATTGGCTGCCCTGACACCCTGGCAATTGTTCGCCACTTAGGGTCATTTGGCATGTCATGCCATAATCTGAGCCAGGCGTTAGCCATACTCACCTCTTTTGATACCGAATCTTTTTACTCACAAATTGCCGGAAGTGATCCGGTATGAATATTGCGAGTCAATGCACAGCCACAATATTTCCTGCAGGGCCACCACGATTCATCTGGTTGAAACCAGCGATCGCCACTGCGACAAAATCATCAGCGTCTCTCACCAGTCGTTCCCGCGTCTCCACTAGTTCCCGAAAATAGGCTGAGCTATGGCTGCGCATTCGGGCCACCAGCAGAGGTGGCATTGCTTTTTCGATAGCTGGTAACAACGCCTGAATTTTTTTAAGCGCATCAGGGGTGTCTTTCTCCACCCAGCGGAAAATTTTCTGAGTATTGCGAGCCAAGGCTTCCGGATGGCTGTCGTCATACAGTTCCGGGAACGTCATTCCCAGCTCGAAATACGCTTTGGTAATTTTCGCAGCCGGTACTTTTTCGCCGTCCGGATGCGCCCAGGCATTCATCGCCATGCGGATGTGTTCATGCTTGATTTTCATGAATCAACTCCCATCAGCTTTTTCGTAGTAGTTTTATTCCTGCCAATAGTTAAAATTGCATCGGCAGAAAATAATCCGTTTGATGCAAGAGCGATTTTTTCAGCGTAATTTGTTTCGCCGGTATATTCTGTGCGAGGCAATTTTCCGTTATCCATCCATTTATAGATTGCTCTTTGGCTGACACCACAAACGTCGGCCACAACAGCAACGCGAACAGTGAGGTAGCCTGAGTTTAACGGACACTCCTTCCTGAAATAGAATGGCATCAGAAGGAGCTAATAATGAGCAGAAAAAACCAACGTTACTCTAAAGAGTTCAAAGCCGAAGCTGTCAGAACGGTTCTTGAAAATCAACTTTCGATCAGTGAAGGCGCTTCCCGATTATCCCTTCCTGAAGGCACTTTAGGACAATGGGTTACCGCCGCCAGAAAAGGGCTCGGTACTCCTGGTTCCCGCACGGTGGCTGAACTGGAATCTGAAATTCTGCAACTGCGTAAGGCGTTAAATGAAGCTCGCCTTGAGCGAGATATATTAAAAAAAGCAACAGCGTATTTTGCACAGGAGTCGCTGAAAAATACGCGTTAATCGAACAATGGCGACAACAATTTCCCATTGAAGCGATGTGTCAGGTATTTGGTGTATCCAGGAGCGGTTATTACAACTGGGTACAGCATGAACCCTCAGACAGAAAACAAAGTGATGAGCGGCTAAAACTGGAGATTAAGGTGGCACATATCCGCACTCGCGAAACATATGGAACCCGGCGGCTCCAGACGGAGCTGGCAGAGAATGGCATCATCGTTGGTCGTGACCGACTGGCACGTCTTCGTAAGGAGCTAAGGCTACGCTGTAAGCAGAAACGCAAGTTCAGAGCGACTACGAACCCGAACCACAATCTGCCAGTTGCGCCAAATCTGCTGAACCAGACGTTCGCTCCTACAGCACCAAATCAGGTCTGGGTGGCGGACCTGACGTATGTTGCCACACAGGAGGGATGGTTGTACCTCGCTGGCATCAAAGATGTTTATACGTGCGAAATTGTCGGCTACGCCATGGGAGAGCGCATGACAAAAGAGCTGACAGGTAAAGCCCTGTTTATGGCGCTCAGGAGCCAGCGCCCACCTGCCGGGCTAATCCACCACTCTGATCGAGGTTCACAGTACTGCGCATACGATTACCGGGTCATACAGGAGCAGTCTGGTCTGAAAACATCAATGTCGCGTAAAGGTCACTGTTACGACAACGCTCCGATGGAAAGCTTCTGGGGAACGCTGAAAAATGAGAGCCTGAGCCACTATCGTTTTAATAACCGGGATGAAGCCATCTCAGTAATACGGGAATACATTGAGATTTTCTACAATCGTCAGCGTCGTCACTCTCGTCTGGGGAATATCTCCCCGGCAGCCTTCAGGGAAAAATATCATCAGATGGCTGCTTAAAAAAAGAACAAATGGTAGTGTCCGCTATTGCCAGTACACCTCACCATGTGCAGGTGTAAGTAAATTCAAGGCCAAAACCGCGAACGATATGTAACCGACAAAGAATACCAGGCAGTATTAAGCGTTGCACCTCTTCCTGTTTTTATCGCAATGGAAATTGCCTATCTGTGTGCAGCGAGGGTTTCCGATGTGTTATCGCTGAAATGGGAGCAGATTGGAAACGACGGGATCTTTATCCAGCAAGGGAAAACAGGAAAAAAACAGATAAAAGCATGGAGTCCACGATTACAGGCGGCGATCGAAAAAGCAAAACAGTTACCAACATCCGCCTATGTAATCAGCAATCAATACGGCAACCGATATATGTACAAAGGCTTTAACGAAATGTGGGTAGAAGCAAGAAATCGCGCAGGCAAAATTTCAGGTATTTTAACCGACTTCACCTTTCATGATCTGAAGGCGAAAGGAATTTCAGACTATGAAGGAAGCAGTCGGGATAAGCAACTTTTCTCTGGTCACAAAACCGAGGGGCAAGTGCTAATCTATGACAGGAAGGTTAAAGTTTCACCGACACTTGATGTCCCGTTACCTGAAAATATTCCAAGTAATTCCACGTGTGATTTTTGTCACTGACTTAATGATGTATAAGTGATTGAATTTTGGCGGAGAGAGGGGGATTTGAACCCCCGGTGGAGTTGCCCCCACTCCGGTTTTCGAGACCGGTCCGTTCAGCCGCTCCGGCATCTCTCCGTTCAGATGGTTGCCATGATGCCAGGAAATTTGGCATTTTAACAGTCCCTGTCCGTGCAATTTTGTTCAAGTGACGAGTTTGCGAGCAAAACGATGATTAAGTGGCCCTGGAAAGTACAAGAATCAGCACATCAAACTGCCCTTCCCTGGCAGGAAGCACTATCGATCCCCCTTTTAACGTGTCTGACGGAACAGGAACAAAGCAAATTAGTCACTCTTGCCGAACGTTTTTTACAGCAAAAGCGGCTTGTTCCTTTACAGGGCTTTGAACTGGATTCATTAAGAAGCTGCCGGATAGCACTTCTATTTTGCCTACCCGTTCTGGAGTTAGGACTGGAATGGCTGGATGGTTTTCATGAAGTCTTAATTTATCCTGCGCCATTTGTGGTCGATGATGAATGGGAAGACGATATCGGTCTGGTGCATAACCAACGTATTGTTCAGTCAGGTCAGAGCTGGCAGCAAGGGCCTATCGTTTTGAACTGGTTGGATATACAAGATTCTTTTGATGCTTCTGGTTTTAACCTGATTATTCATGAAGTCGCTCATAAGCTGGACACCCGTAACGGCGATCGCGCCAGCGGAGTTCCCTTTATTCCGTTGCGTGAGGTTGCTGGCTGGGAACACGATCTTCATGCTGCAATGAACAACATTCAGGAAGAAATCGAATTGGTTGGCGAGAATGCGGCGAGCATTGATGCTTATGCAGCCAGCGATCCTGCTGAATGTTTTGCCGTACTTTCTGAATATTTCTTTAGCGCCCCAGAACTTTTTGCTCCTCGTTTCCCTTCATTGTGGCAACGTTTCTGCCAATTTTATCAACAAGATCCTTTGCAGAGACTGCATCACGCTAATGATACAGACTCGTTTTCGGCGACGAATGTTCATTAA